ATGGTGTGGTGTATGGTGAGGTTCCACCATACATGGGCACCATACATGAAGCGTGATGCTATCAAGCGGCGACCGCTTGCAGACACCGTGTTGTCTACCCTCGAGCCAGAAGCGCGTGAGTATCGTGAGGCCTATGGCCTGGACCGTCTCTACTTCGTCGTGTCGCCAACTGGCCGCAAGCGCTGGGAGGTTCGCTACAAACACCCGATCACGCAAAAGTGGTCGTTCATGGGAGTAGGGGGTTACCCGGACACCAAGGCCAAGAAAGCGCGAGCTCAAGCTATTCAGATTGCCGAGCTGGTAGCCGACGGCATTGATCCCCGGGAGCACCTTAGAGGGGGCGGTGGTGTCCGGACCTTTGGGGTTGTCGCGGAGCAGTGGTACGAGCACAAGCAGATGCAGGGGAGATCGGCCAAGACGCTGACCAAGATGAGGCATTGGCTCGATAATGATGCGTTGCCTGCACTGGGAGATATGGCAGTTGCTGATGTGTCACGGGCTGACTGCGTGCGCGTTCAGAAAGGCATTGAGGCCCGCAAGGCTTTCAATATTGCCGAGAAGTCCCGGGCTTTTCTGCGCCGGATCTTCGACTTCGCCATTGCTCACGGCTATTGCGAGAACAACCCGGCTTCGAACCTGCTGGACGTTGCGGCGCCGGCACCTGTCTCCAAGCCTCGTCCTCATCTACTGGAAGAAGATCTACCAGACTTTCTGCGTGCGCTGCGTATGACAACCAGCCGCCGGTCTACTCGCTTGGCTGCTTGGATGGTCGTGTGGACGGCATCGCGGCCAGGCATGGTGCGATGGATGGAATGGACCGAGATCAAGGGCAAGTCGTGGCATATCCCCGCGGAAAAGATGAAGATGCGCCGCGATCATGTCGTGCCACTTTGTCGTCAAGCACTGCAAGCACTTGAAGAGATGCGTCCTCTTTCTGGACGATCGAAGTATGTATTCACTGGGGAGGGGGCAAAGCTACCTGTACTGTCGGATGCTGCGATCAATCGCTGCTTCTCGAATGCAGGGTATAAGGAGAGGATGACGGGGCATGGAGCCCGCCACACGGCCAAGACGCTGCTGAGTGAGCATGGATGGCCGTTACAGTGGACGGAGATGCAGCTTGCGCACAAGCCGATCGGGTTGGAGGGCGTGTACAACCAGGCGTCGTACCTTGAGCAGAGACGGAAGATGATGCAGTGGTATGCCGACTACCTTGAGGCATTGGAAGTCGGCATGACCAAGGCCAAGCGGGACAAGTTCAAGCGTCGTCAGCGGGACGTAACTGCGTAGCCCATTGGCTCATCCATGCTTCAACCTCATGCTCGTACCAATAGTTGGTCGATGCCCGGCCAATGCCATCCTTGATGGGGCGCGGGAAGTTGGAATCTTTCACAAGCAGCTTCTCGAGTGATGAGCGGCTGCGGCCTATCTTCTCGCAGACTTCACGGGTGCGGAGGAAGCGCAGCGGCTGGTGTGTGGCTGTGTCTGTCATGATCATCTCCTGTCTAGTCACCTTGATAACGGCCCGAGCTGTAGCCCAGGGCCTGCTCTTCTTGCGCGGCGGCATGATTGGCCATCGCGTCTTGCACACCGGGCACCTGCATCACCAAGGTGTACTTGCGGCGCCAGTGATCTCGTCGTTGGCTGATCATCACGATCAGGTCTTCCAGTGGCAGTGCTTCACCATCTTCTGCGGCGTACCCGGTACCGTGACAATGGGCGCATGGGGAGATATGGAAGACGCCTCGAAATGTGCCGCTGCCACCGCATTGCGGGCATGGCCCATGCGCTGGCGGCTCCCACGATGCTTGCGATACCTGACGCATAGACTCCTCACACTCACGCTGTTTGCTGCAGCGCCTTGATGATGTGGCTGACCGGGGTAGGGCAGACTGCGTTGCCGAGCAGGTGCACGGCGAGGCGATGGTTGTCCGGTAGCTGGTAGGTATCGGGGAAGCTCATGGCCGACCGGCACTCCCACCGGCTGAGCATGCGCATGCGGTCGCCATCGACGATGGCCCAGCGGTCACGGGTGGTGATGGTGCCGATGGGGCGATCCAGCGAGCGCCCTGTCTTGGTGTTCCCGTAGTAGCTGATCAGGAAGCGGTCGCCGTGGGTGGCACGGCCAGCGCGAACTCGCTCCAGGGTGGCGGCGGCTCGCCCGGGCTTCTCGATGGGCTGCCAGCGGCCTCCCTCGAAGTCGATGAAGCTGGCGGCCGGCAGGTGATCGAGTGTCGGCAGGTTCAGCTTGAGTGGCTGGACGGACTGGGTGAGTACCAGGAACATGCGGATACGATTCTGCGGGGCGCCGAGATCCGCGGCGTCTACCACATGTGGGCTGACGGCATAGCCCAGTGCCTGCATGGCCAGCACCCAGGGGCGGTAGAGCTGCCAATCAAGGAACTCGGGGACGTTCTCCACGAGGATGGCTGGCGGGCGGTGATACTCGGCAGCCGATACCACTGCCCAGGCAGTCGAGCGGCTGGCATCGTGCTGAGGGTTACCGCTGGCCTTGCCCCGCGCCTTGCTGTGGCCTTGGCAGCAGGGTGACGCCAGCATCAGGTCATGCGCGGGCACCTGACTCCAATCCGCCTGATGCAAGTCCTGGCAGATGTGCGCTGCGTCTGGATGGTTGCGGCTGTGCCACTCGACAGCATCCGGCCAGTGGTTTGCAGCCCAGGCCACGTTACAGCCGGCCATGCTGGCGCCGGTGCTGAATCCACCGGCACCGGCGAAGAGGTCGATGACGTTCATGACTTCACCTTGCGATGGCCTGCGTCGTAGAGCGCTCCCAATAGGTACTCTTCCGACAGTGCCCCGTGCAGCTCGCGCTTATGAGCGTCAGCGGCGGCCTTGGTAATCTGCTTCATGCTCTCTATTGCCTTCTCCCGATCGGAGCGGGCGGGGCTAAGCTCTGAACAGTGCCGCACCTCGACACCGCGTCCAGCGGACTCGATCACAATGTTGGCGCCTACTAGCGCGTGGCCGATGACGGTGGCCACGGCAATATCGCCATCAGGTGTATCGAAACTCACCGCCGCTCCTATTGGGGGCAGGTCGTCATCCCCATGCCATTCATTTGGATCGACTGCATCCGGCTGCTTCAGGCCAGCTTCATCGCCGGCCTGTTGCTCGAGACGCTCCACACGGGCCAGCAGCACCTCTTCCCATTGTTCCCGGGTAATGACGATTCGGCGCTCATGGGCGCCGATCCATGCGTAGTGCCATTCGTTGTTGGTCGGGCCCTTGATCCAACCCTCGAGATCGCCGTGGCCGTTATCGGTCGGGAGGCTGCATTCCGTCTCGGGTCGCGGCCACGGGTGGGGGAGGTGCAGCAGGCTTTCCATCAGTTGATCGCGGGTCATGTCAGTCTTCCTTGGTGAGCAGTGTGTCAAGCCAGCCACCGGCGAGCAGGCAAAAGAAAGCCGCCAGGCAAGTGGCGGCGATGAGTAGCGGGTGAATCATGGTCATTCCCTAGAACGGGATCTCGTCATCAAAGTCATCGAAGCTGCCGGCTGGCGGAGCCCCGAAATTGTTCGGCTGATGTTGGCCTGTAGGTGGCTGACCTACACCGTGGTGCGTACTGGCGGGCGCCGGTTGCTGGTAGCCGCCTTGCTGCTGGGGTGGCTGCTGATAGCCCTGCTGAGCTGGCGGACGCTGTGCCTGGGACGGTTGCCCGCCTCCGGAACCGCCGAGCATCTGCATGTCGTTGGCGACGATCTCGGTGCTGTAGCGTTCGATGCCTTGCTGGTCCGTCCACTTGCGAGTCTGCAAGCGCCCTTCGATGTACACCTGAGCGCCTTTCTTGAGGTACTGCTGAGCGATCTCGGCGGTCTTGTTGAACAGCACCACCCGATGCCATTCGGTGCGTTCCTGGACGTTGCCGGTCTGCCTGTCTCGCCACTTGTCAGTGGTGGCGATGCTGAGGTTGGCCACGGCTGAGCCGCTGGGAGTGAAGCGCACCTCTGGGTCTTGGCCGAGATGGCCGATCAGGATCGCCTTGTTGATGCCGCGGGCCATGCTGGTCTCCTTGAGTGGTTGAGCGCACAGGTCAGCCCCCAGTAGAGACTGGCGTGTGAGCACAAAAAGGCCCACCGATTAAGGTGGGCAAGGTGTGCCGAGAGACACGATGAAAAAGGGGAGTGCCAAAAGGCCCCGTCAGGGACGTGACGGGGAAGCACAGGCACTGCAGGGAAAGGGCATCGGGAAGCGGTCGCGCTTTGCGAAGGCTTGCCATTGCACTCTCGGGTGGGCTCTGCCATTGGCAAAGCCCCATACCATTCCCAGTATTTCGACAGCCCTGGGCGGCGTACTCCCAGCGGCCTCTCGCGTGTCTAGCGCTACGGGCTGGCTGGGCATGCCTGATTGTTAAAGAGCAGCCGCATTGCCCGGCGGTTCGGGGCTCATCAGGCGATACCGGTAGCGCCGGTGCCCTCTGATAAGCGCTGTCTCTCCAGCTGTCACACCACTTGCCCAGGTGTCGGGGGTAAGGCCGCTAGCGCAAGGGAGGAACCGGCGCCTTACCTGCGGGTGGTTATGCTCGCAATCCCACTGGCACCACCTGCTGGCCGTGGGGCGAGGTCCGATCAGCGACTGGCAAGCTGCTGACCATGCGTAATCTGAGGGGAGCAGAGGCTGGCGGCATTGCCATGGAAGTCCGGCCAGCCGCGGCGTTGTGATTCAGCGAAACCGGCCTTGGCGTCTTCCTGCCACATGGCGGTCATCTCGCAGTATTCGGCTTCGCTGGCGGACAGCTGGCGCGGACCATCAGTCTGCTGGGTGAGGCTGGCGAGCGTGACCAGACCGCCGACGATGACGGCGAGGGTGATGGCTGAACGATGCTTGCGGGCCGTGTCGGTCATGGGCTGCTCCAATCCAGTCAGTGACGACGGCGATGTGCCGTGTCGATGTGAAACAAATATGTACTAGTGGTTCAGTATTGGTCAAGTACCAATAGTACATATTTGAATTTAGGGTACAAAAAAACCGCTCCGAGGAGCGGCTGATTATCTAGAAGGGAATTTAGCCGATAGGCAGAAACGAGGGCGGAGGAGGGAGGGTGACGCCAGTGTCAGGGGGAGGGCGACACCAGCGTCGTACCTAGAACCTACCTATTAGAACCACTCTCTCTGGTTACGCGTGCGCGAGAGGGTTTCGTTAGGCAAACACTTCCCACCAGAAGACACGGCCGATGATTTTCGGGGCGTCGGGGTCCCCTATGGTATAGACCTCTTCCGGATACTCGATGTGGTTATCGCTGACCACGCGCATACGGTTCAAGGGCAGGCGATAGAGTCGCTTCACGCGCAGCATGCCGCCGTGATCCAGTGCGTAGATCTTGCCGTCGATGATGTGACGGCAACTCTTGTCGATACCGATGGGGGAGCCGTCGAAAATGGCTGGCTCCATTGAATCGCCCGTGACTGTGGCGCAGGCGGCCTGCTTGGGATCTACACCTGCTCGGGCCAGGCGCGGCAGGCTGAAGCGCATATACGCTCCGTGATTTTCGATCACCTGGGTACGGCCATCTCCCGCGGCCATCTCAACTTCCCGAAAGTAGGGGATTTCAACTTCATCCTCTCGGAGTGGGGCGTCTCCATCCACAAACTCGGCTTCATGAAAAACCAGCTCATTCTTGCTGTTTTCTCTCATTGGTCCGGTTCCGAACCTCAGCCATTCCGCACGCACGTTTAGCCCTTTGGCGATCAGCACTAGCTTGGACTGTCCCGGCATTGACTCAGCATTGAGCCATTTGCTGGCGGCCTTGGGGGTGACGCCTGTGAGATTTTTTAGATGTACGCCTTGGCCGCGATCAGGGATGCCCTGTTCGGCAAGTGCTTTCTTTAGGCGGGAGGCGAACTCATCCCGTTCAGACAGTGTATGAACCATGGGTCCAATGATGATTGGACTTGCTTTGACTTTCAGTACATGTCTATTATGTACTTTCGGTACATATTCAAAGGCAAACAAATGAACTCCTTGCGCGAACTGGTCGAGCAGGCAGGAGGTGTGGGGGCGGTTTCCAAGGCATGCGGCGTTTCAATTCGTGCCGTCTACAAGTGGATCGAGAGGGGTTGCCTGCCAAGAACGGAATACACCGGCGAAACCAGTCATGCAGAGGCCATCGCAAGGCTTTCACCTGCTGTGTTTGAGGCTTCGGACATTCGGAACCGCTTCATGCCCAGCAAGCATACCGCCTGACATCCACAGCATAGCCCGCCGCCCATATCGGCTTAAACGGAACGAACACGGAGAGATTCACCATGGACAGCCATACAGCCCCCGAGCGTGACATGGATACCTATCTGGATGCGGTGCATGACGTGGTTTTCGAGTGCTGCCCAAAGGTGCTGGCAAGCGATATCGGTATGTCAGTGAAGTCGCTTTACCGCCGGGTGGCCGAGGACGATCCCATGCCAATGCGTCTGATCGATGTGGTGGGGATCTTCTGGAACGTAGATCGCGAGCACCAAATGCGTCTGATCGCCCCGTTCCTCGATCACTTGGGGATGGTGGCGGTGCCGCGTTATGAGCAGGGCGAGGTAAGTCGTGGGGACGTGTTCGCGTCAGTGCTGGTTGCCCAGCAGGGCCAGGGCGCGATGGCGGCGCTGATTCAGGCGGCTATTGCGGATGGCGAGGTTGACGAGGAAGAGGCGGCGCAGCTTGAGGCGCAGCACAAGGCCATTGAGCAGCAGATGAGCACCCTGATGGGTCAGCTGCAGGCGATGCGCAAACCGCTGAAAGTGGTGAGCCGGTAACCGGGCACCAGATACGAAAATCCCCCGAAGGCGACCAAACCAGTACGGGGGAATGCATCTCAAAATGCCAAGGGAGTATGGCATGACGATCAAGACGAGTGAAGCCAGGCAGATGTTAACCAGCTATCGGGGTTGGAGCTGTGAATCCCTCAAGGCCGAGACCTATCGGCTGGCGGTGATGATCGAGAAGCGTGAGCGTGTGGGCGGCGTGATCGACCTGCGCATGAGCATGCAACACCACCTGGCTGTGGTGGCCCTGCTGGAATGCGGCAAGGGGCAGGGTGAGTCGGCTCAGGCAGATGCCCGCCGAACCCTATCGATCGACCACCACATGAGCGAGGCAGGACGCTATGAACGCCTGTCGCTGGGGATGGCTGCCAAGGGCGACGAGGTAATGGCATGACGATAACGGCAAGCATGAGCACGGCACGTATTGAAGCCGAGATGGCTCGCGCGAGTCGTCATGTTGCTCAGCGAGAAGATATCCGCCATGAGCAGCCGGTGCGGGCCCGTGAGTACCACGAAGCCTATGCCACTTGGCACGAGTGCAATGCCATTATCGCTGCCCGCAGAGGTGACCAGGGCGATGAGCTGGGCGGCAAGAAGTGGCACCGGGCGCGTGCGGCACGTCACTTGGAGTTGGCGGGAGGTGAGGCATGAGCCTGCATGCGATGAGCTGGGCGCGTGAGGTGATGCCCGAGATGCCGGAGTCGATCAAGGCGGGCCCGCGTCTGTTGCTGTTGCTGATGGCCGATTACGCGAACGAGCAGGGCGTGTGCTGGCCGTCCGTTCGTCGCCTGGCGGATGAGATGGCCTGTTCGATGCGTACGGTGCAGCGCGCGATTGAGGCTCTGGTCGAGCAAGGGGTCATGACGGTTGTGGCCCGCAAGACACCCTCTGGACGCCAGACCTCGAACTTCTATCGCCTTGCCATGGGTGATGACCAGCAGCAACCGCAAGCCGCCGATGAACCGTCACCGGAAGAGCTCGAGGCGCTGATGGCCGGTAACGATGAGGAAGAGCCGCCTGCCGAGCCCGCCACCGCACCTCCCCAAGCTGAACATCCCATCTTTGCCAATGCCGCCCAGCAGGCTGACAACAGCCAGCCGCCAGTGACTGGTGGTGCCCGTCAGGTATCGATGACGTTGGACTGGCAGCCGGATGCCACCCACTGGCAGACGGAAACAGTGCGCCGGGGTGATCCATCGCTGACATGGGATCAGGGCGAGCTGGCGGACTTCACCGCGCACTTCGCGGATCAGCCCGGTCGGAGGCATTCGCATCATGCCTGGTGCGCCAAGTTCGCGGGCTGGGTGAGTGAGAACCGCAAGCGAGAAGCGGCCCGTCAGGCCCGCATGAGCCAGAACGCCAACACTTCATCGAACAACAATGCACGCAACGCTGGAGGTACCCATGGAAGCCGTCGCTCAACTGGTCCAATCCGTAACTCGAAACTCTCAGCCGCTGAAGGGCGTGCACTCATTGAGCAGCGCCGCCGTGAACAAGCCGAAGGCCAGCCGCCGTCCGGCGATGTCATCGATGGCAAGTGGATGTGATGACCTGCCACGGGTGAGCCAGAAGGCGGTGGATGCCTTGTTCGATCGCTTGGCCCAGTTGCACGGCGCCCATTGGCACCGTCGCTGCCGTGAGATGGGCTGGGGCACTGAAGAGAATGGCCAGTGGGTGAGCTGTGACGTGGAAGGCGAGTGGCTGGCGGCCCTGAGCCACCTGAGCGCCCAGCACCTGCGCTGTGGCTTGCAGGCCGAGAAAGCCCGCACGGCCAAGTCACTTCAACAGCGTGGCAACGCCTTCCCGCCTGACAGCGCCATGCAGTTCGCCGAGCTATGCCAGATGACTCCCGAGGGGCTGGGCCTGCCGGACTTCGATACCGCCTGGCAGGCATTGCAGGACCACGCCTTCACCGGAAAGCCGTACCCGCATGAGGCCATCGCCGCTGCGGGTGAGCACATGGATCTTCACGGCATGGCCTCGGCCAGCTATCAGCGCATGGACAAGCATGAACGGGCCTTCCGCGTGTACTACCAGCAGGTGGTGGAGCGATACGCCCGGGGTGATGACCTCAAGCCGCAAGCGGCGATTGGACATGACGGCCAGCTGTCGCCGGCAGAACGTGCCGCCATGGCGGGGGAGGAGAAGGCCCGTAAAACAGCGGGTGAACTGGCAGGCATTACACCTGCCCAGGCACTGAAGATGATGCGGGGAGGGTTAGCACATGGATAACCATGAACATCAGGCACTCATAACCACTACCGGTGCCAGCATTGGCAGACCCCCACGGCCACGACGTGCGACGCTGGACAATCCAGCTTGTCAGCTGGGCCGTACCTATCTGGCACTCAGTGAATCGCGCTCGTGGCTGATGCTGCATGAGCTGGCTGCCGAGATCCGCAAGCGCTTCGATCGACTGGATAGTGAGGCAGCCATCAGTGCCCGCCTACGAGATCTACGACGCCAGCATGGATTGATCGTGGAGAGCCGCCGACGTGGAGACAGTGCTGCGCATGAATACCGCCTGATCCGCCTGGCACCGGTAAAACGTCAGCCGGATATGTTGGGGGTGTTGCAGTGAGCTATCGCCCCGCTGGTAGCTTCAAGCGGCCGAATCGCTCAGCCCTGCGCCGCTGCTTTGCCTGTGGTAGGCGCGTGGCCGTCCATCAGCTGGCGGGGTGCCTGGGGACGTGCAAGCGCTGCATTGCCCTAGGTAGGCCACACTACAACGCCAAGGGTGGTCGGATATGGGGAGCAGGATGATGGCAATCACAAAGGGCAAGTATGCCCAGATGGCCGAGATGCTGTTGGCTGCTGAGGGGTTTTTGTTGTTTCTCGATCACGCCAAACGGCATCGCTACAAGCTTGATGAGAACACCATCCCGGATGGGACTCATCAGTATGAGGATGGCGTGGATTTCCTCTGCAAGGCGTGTGGTGTTTCGTCCTTGGCCGAGATGGACAAGAGCAAGCGATCTGGCCAGATGCTGCCACGAATCATTGTCAACTTTCGACGTTGGCAGTCGGCGCAAAGGAGATCTGAATGAGCTGGGCAACACATCCTTCCGCCAAGGTGGCGGCCCGCAAGTCGCCGAATCGTACCGCCGGCCAAGCCCGCAAGTCGGCGCCACGCATCGACCGCGAGGGCAACGAGCAAAAGGTGCTGATCCGTTGGCTCAAAGGCGAGCAGCGACGCGGGGAGCAGGTGGGGGTGCTGCTAGAGGATGTCACCTATCACGTCCCCAACGGCGGCAAGCGCAACAAGAAGACGGCTGCCGACCTCAAGGCCCAGGGCGTTCGTGCCGGTGTCAGTGATCTGGTGGTGGCCACGGCCCGCGGTGGGTATCACGGGCTCTACATCGAGTTCAAAGCAGCACCGCCTCACAGTGCCGATTTTTCGGCCAGCCAGCGCGAATGGCTTGAGAAGATGGAGGGCAATGGCTATCTGGCGGTGCTGGCCAAAGGCGTGGATGAGGCCAAGGCGGTGCTGGTGGCCTATGCGAGCTGGCCCGAGACAGTGGTGGCTGGTGAGCCGGAGGTGATGCCGCATGGCAGTGAGTGGCGCAAGGCAACGGCATAGCGCTCACGTAGTAACCCGGAGCAGGAGGGCAGGACATGCAGCGGATCGAGGATATGGGGCTGGCGGAGACACTCCGCCTGATCGAGAAGCTGCCGGAGAGCGTGAGGCGTCAGCAGGCGTTGGCGCATGCTCTGGATGAGCTGCTCGAGGAGGAGATCGAGTATCGCACCGGGCTGCGCCATCAGAATGCCGGATGGCATCAGGTGTCATCGGTGGGCGGCATGGGGGAAGGGCGTGGTGAGTGCACGGGCCTGGTGGATCACGTCGGCAAGGCGGCAGAGCGCTATCAGCAGGAAAGCCAGTGGCGGACGATGGCAGCAGCGCTGTTGTCACGTCTGAGTGATCGACAGCGTATGGCGGTACTGCTGGCGGCCTATGCGATTCCGCCGGTGCAGGGTTGCCAGTCCCCCCGAATGATGACCCAATCGCAGGCCGTGGCGGCGCAGGTGGCGATACTGGCACGGTTGGGCTGGGTGACCGGGGCGGTCAAGGTGGCGCCGTTCAAGTCAGTCAAGTCGATGCAATGTTCGGCATCTCGTGGTCGCAATTCACTACTACATATAGTGCTTTCTCAAGTAGAAATGGCTGCCTGACTACCACATGTTGCAAAATCGAGGGTTTGAGGGTACGATTCAGTTACTGTGTGATTCCTGCGTCTCTGGATCACCGTTTATTTCGAAGCCCTGCCATCTGGTGGGGCTTTTTGGTTTATATCTCGTTGATAGATAGCTTGGCTCTTCTCCCCCGATATGGCTCATTCTCGCTGATGGGGCACTCTGAGCAGGGGATAGCATGAATCACATAGACGTTGGACTCGTTGAAAGAGCTAAGGCTGACCCTTCGGAGCTTCTGGTTCTAGGGGCTTTGCTAAATAAAGAGCGAAACAGGGACGAGCTCACCTTCCCGGAGCTACTCGAACGCTATAGACACGTAGGGCTGACGAGTGACATAGCAGATTCGGCCTGTCACGAGGAGGAGCTTGTGCGCAGGCTGGAGAAAGCGAGAGATATCAATCGGATTCTTTCCTCTAAGGGCGGCCATGCTTGATGACATCATTTGCGTGACTCATGTAGAGATGGCCAAAAGGGGCGATTCAAGGCCTCTTGGCGAGTCTCTATGCATTGCGTGTGACGACATGGGAATAGACTTGGATGTTGTCGTCGAGGAATGTGAATTTACACTGCTCACTCATGACTTAGCTAAGGCAGCGCTGAAGTACGGTCGTTCCCTCAGGCGATATTCGTAGTGTGTTCCATGTGATTTGCGTGCCCTGCCATCTGGCGGGGCTTTTCGTATCTGCTTCCCGGTGATGCCCATGCCTGCACATGCCCCCGCGCACTGGCTCGATGAGGTCGAGCTGGTGGGCTTTGACGCGCCTGTTGATCCGGCAGCTGATGACGCCAGCAATCTGGCGGCCTTCCTGGACACCATTGCCTATGCCGAGGGCACGCCACGTTTCAGCTCGATCGAGGGCTATGACGTTTTGGTGGGTGGCAAGACCTTCGATGGCTTCGATGATCACCCCCGCCAGTCGGTATGGCTGAAGTCGTACAACATCCACAGCACGGCAGCTGGCCGATACCAGTTCCTGGTAGGGACGTGGGATGACCTGGCCAAGCGCTTCCACTTGCCGGACTTCTCGCCGGCCTCGCAGGATGAAGCTGCCAAACAGTTGATCCGCCAGTGCCGGGCATTGGAACTGGTGTATGACGGGCGCATCGCTGAGGCCACCCATGCTTGCCGGCGCATCTGGGCGAGCCTGCCGGGGGCAGGGTATGGCCAGCGTGAGCTTGATACCGATGAGCTGCTGGGCGTGTACGTGCGTGCTGGCGGCCACATCGTATAACGATAACGACGAACTACGCAGGGCCTACCGACTCAGGAGGCCATATGCATGATGACGACCACGAGCCCGCCGATATGCCACACCGCGACCCATCGACATGGCAGATGCTGCTGGAGTGGCTACAGCCATATCAAGCCAACCTCTATGCAGCGGGACTGTCATTCGTGATCGCGCTGCTGCGCGGCCTGCATGCCGGTGGCCGCTTCTACAAATCATTGCTCGAGGCGACCCTGGTGGGTGGCCTGACATTGGCGCTCAAGCCGCTGCTGGACTGGGGCGGCTTGGATCAGGACATGGCCGTGGCCATCGGGGCCGCGATCGCTTTCCTCGGTGTCGAGTGGCTGCGTGCCAAGTCTGACGCCATCTTCGATAAGGTGCTGGGACGATGGCTGCACTGATCACGACCGCGTGGGCATGGGGCCGCAAGCTGATATCAGGTGTGAAGGTCGAGGTCATCCTGATGGCGGTGGTGCTGGGCTGGGGGGCGATGAAGACCTATGAGGCGACCAAGGCCGAGCAGCAAGCCAATGACCTCAAGGCTGAGCTATCCACCGAGAAGGCAGTCAACCGCGGGCTCGAGTTGATGGCGTTGCACTACGGCAATCAGATGAAGCGATTGTCCGTCGCATTGGAGGCACGCGAAGCCAGCCGCACCCTGGATGTCCGTTCAATCATGGCTGCCCGGGCAGCTGCACGCCGGATGGAGAGAGACGATGCGCCAACAGGGGATTGGGCTGACCGGCCTGTGCCTGACGCTGCTGCTGAGTGGCTGCAGCGCCTTCGAGAGCAAGCCAGTGGTGATGCCCACTGAGTGGCAGTGTGTGTAATGGGTGTTGCATTCCGGTTTGGCTTGCTATTTACAGTCCAATCTTACCGGCCTTGGTTTGAATGACTAGCTCTCCTCTTCTGTCTTTGGCGAGTCTCCTGGCAAACTCAATGGCGCTCTTCTGATTGGTAAATAACCTAGTGTCGGTCTTCTTCTCATCACTTTTTACTAACCATGCGCCCGATTTGGCGACCACCATGATGGTATGCGGCATGTGCAGCCCTTAGATAAATGAACAAGCCTCTTGAAGCCTGAATATTGTATCTAATACCAAAGTGTATTATCAGGGGTCGCTGTTGAAGTGAGGTGCGCTCGATGACCGTTCAATTCTGGCTGCCCGGGCAGCTGCACGCCGGATGGAGAGAGACGATGCGCCGACTGGGGGTTGGGCTGACCGGCCTGTGCCTGACGCTGCTGCTGAGTGGCTGCAGCGCCTTCGAGAGCAAGCCAGTGGTGATGCCCACTGAGTGGCAGTGCACACCCGAAGTGCCGAGCTACCTGCTTAATTCACTGCCCGCCCCTGACCGGCCAGTGACATCCAACCGTGATCTGCTCAGCCTGCTGGCCGACTATGAGTCCCAGCGCCGGCGCTTCAATGCTGACCGCACGGCGACAGCCTCGATCCTCGAACGGTTGGCGGATGGTCCAGAAGACGTGGCGAATGAGTGATTCAGTTAGAGCACACGATCTCGCCCGTTCCCTCCGCCGTAGATGACATAGAGCTTGTAGCCCTAGAGATGAGCGAGAGTCTTTGCTTACTCGCGGGATTCGTCTTCCTGCTCAAATGTAATGTGAGGTACATCCTCGAGCTCACGACTTAATGCCCAGCCGTCAGAGCAGCGATTGAGATATAGCTCGAGCATCATAAAAGGCTCCTGCTATCGAAAGCCGTGTTCGCTATATGTGTAGTTCTTACTGTAGTAATGATGAGTGTTTATCAACAATGTTTCCGCCTCTCGCTTCAATTACGAGCTTGGTTCCCAGTCGGGCCGCGAGGCCGCGGGCGTAATCAATCGCATCGTATTGTGTTGTAAAGCACCTGATACACTGCGTTTTTCCCTCTCGCTTCACGCCCCATTGGTTGCCTCTGATGACCACGCGGATGCTGCTAGGAGCCGTCATCTCGGTCTTTCTTCTCCTGTAGATACATCATGTCAATTTTGGTGCACTAAATTAGTTGCATCAATAATAATAAATTTGACTATCGACTTACATGTTGAGGGCTTTGTGTGCCTATCAAACCACCGCGACCCTGCAAGGCACCCATGTGTGGTGGCAAGACAACTGCCTCTCACGGGTACTGCGAGGCGCATGCCGATCGCGCTATCAACTGGGGCAAGAGTAAGCGAGGTGGGCAAGGCCGAGGTGGTCGGCCATGGCGGCGACTGCGAAACGCGATTCTCAAGCGTGATCGCTACCTCTGCCAGCCATGCGAGCGCATGAACCGCATCACGCCAGCTACTGAAGTTGATCACATTGTGGGTAAGGCTCAGGGCGGCACAGACGCCGCTGACAACCTCGAAGCGATCTGCAAGGCCTGCCATCAGGCCAAGACGGCAAGCGAGGCACTGGCGGCCAGATCAGGCGACTGAGGCAGGCCCTGAGAGGGGGAGGGGGTGCAATCTCTACCACCTTTGGGGGCGGCCACCGTTCCGTTACGTTTCATTCTCACACCCGCGAAATTGAAAAATCAGCCTAGCGCGAAGGATTCTCAGATGACACGAGGTCGCAAGCCCAAACCAAGCCACTTGAAGGCGGTGCAGGGCAACGCCGGCAAGCGTGCCATCAACCATGACGAGCCCGAGGGCGATGCGCTCGATGAAGCCCCGCCGGCACCCGACTGGCTGTGCGAGATCGGCCGCGATGCCTGGGACAAGCTCGCGCCCTGGTTGGTCGGCTCCAAGATCCTGACGCGCTCTGACCTGCATCAGCTTGAGGCCTACTGCGATGCCTACGCCACCTGGCGGCAGGCCGTGGTCGAGATCCAGCAATGCGGCCTGGTGCTGGAAAGCCCTGCCACCGGTGCCCCCATCAAGAACCCAGCTCTGACCGCGAAGAATGAGGCGGCCCGTCAGATGACGACCTTCGGCAGCGCACTCGGTCTCGACCCATCCAGCCGAGCACGCCTGGCCGTGCCCGGGTCCAAGGATGCCGCCAACCCCTTCGCCGAGCTGCTGGGTGGTAACAAGCGATGACACTCAATGGCCAGCTATCCCAACGTCAATGCTGCGAACAAGTACGCTCGGGACGTGGTGGCTGGCCGGATACCCGCTTGCAAGTGGGTCCGTCTTGCCTGCCAGCGTCATGTCGATGAACAGAAGGCGGCCAAGACGCGCGCCTTTCCCTATCGGTTCGATCGTGACGCCGCCGAGCGGGCATGCGCCTTCATCCAGCTGCTGCCTCACACCAAGGGCAAGTGGGCACGCGAGCGCAAGCTGATCACCCTCGAGCCCTGGCAGCTCTTCATCTTCAGTGTGCTGTTCGGCTGGATGAGCAAGCGCAGTGGGCAGCGTCGTTATCGTGAGGCTTACATCGAGGTACCGCGCAAGAACGGCAAGTCAGTGATCGCCGCGGGCGTGGCCACCTACATGCTGGCCGCCGATGGGGAATACGGCGCCGAGGTCTACTGTGGTGCCACCACAGAGAAGCAGGCCTGGGAGGTCTTCCGGCCCGCCAAGCTGATGCTGCAGAAATCGCCGGCATTGGTCAGCGCCGCCGGCATTGAGGTGATGGCCAAGAACATCAGCATCCCCGGTGACGGCTCCCGCCTGGAGCCGATGATCGGTGACCCGGGCGACGGCTCGAGTCCCAGCTGCGCCATTGTCGATGAGTTCCACGAGCACCAATCTCCCAGCCTCTACGAGACCATGCTGACCGGCATGGGGGCCCGCGATCAGCCGCTGATGTTCATCATCACCACTGCCGGCTTCAACCTCGCTGGCCCTTGCTACGACAAGCGCCGGCAAGCGCAGCAGATGCTCGAGGGTGTGGTTGATAACCCTGAACTCTTCGCGCTGATCTACACCATCGATGAGGGCGACGACTGGCAGTCACCGGACGTGCTGCGCAAGGCCAACCCCAACTTCGGTGTCAGCGTCAGCGAGGAATTCCTGCTCAAGGCGCAGCGCGATGCCATCCAGTATCCCAGCCGCCAGAACTCCTTTCTGACCAAGCACCTTGATGTCTGGGTCTCGGCACGCAGCGCCTGGCTGAACATGGCCACCTGGCTGGCGGCCGGCGATGACTCGATGTCGCTGGACCAGATGGAGGGCGAGCCCTGCTGGCTGGGCGTTGACCTTGCCAGCAAGACCGACATCGCCGCCATCGGCCTGATCTTCCGCAAGGTGCGCGAAGACGCCAAGGTCGAGTGGCGTGCCTTCGTGCGCAGCTACCTGCCGGAAGGCGCAATCGAGCGCGCCAGCAGCAACCGCGCTGCCTATGAGGGCTGGGTCAACTCCGGCCACCTGATCATCACTGATGGCGAGGAGCTCGACTTCGAGGTCATCCGGCAAGACATCCTCGATCTCTCCAGTCGCTTCGATGTGCAGGAAGTCGCCTACGATCCGTGGCGAGCCACCCAGCTCGCCCATCAGTTGATGCAGGAAGGCGCGCCGGTCATCGAGTACCGCAACACGGTCCAGAACATGAGCCCCGCCATGCGCGAGATGGAGGCCGCCGTCACTGGCGGTCGCTTCACGCACCCGGCTGACCCGCTGCTCACCTGGATGGCCAGCAATGTGGTCGCCAAGGCCGACGCCAAAGAGAACATCTACCCGCGCAAGGAAGCCGCCGACAACAAGATCGACGGCATCATCGCGCTGCTCATGGCGTTGGGGCGTGCCATCACCCTCGATGTCGAGCCACCCAGCCTTCTCGACTCCCTCTCAGACGACGACTTCCTGGTCATGTGACATGCGAAACCTACTGTTCGACACCCTCGGGCTGGCCGGCTTCGCCAGCCTGACGGGCGGCCTGTACCTGCGATTCGGCCTCGCGGACGCGCTGATGGTCAGTGGCAGCCTGCTACTGGTGTTGGCACTGCTCGGCGCACGCGCCATGCGCAAGGGGGCCTCATGATTCTCGATCAACTGTTCTCCACCCGCTCGGTCGAGAACCCGGCAACACCGCTCACCGGTCAGACGCTGGCGGACTATCTGCATGGCGACTCCAGCATCACGGTCAACCAGCAGAGCGCCATGACGCTTGGCGCGGTCTACGCCTGCATCTACGTGCTGTCATCCTCGCTGGCGCAATTGCCGCTGCACGTCATGCGCAAGCAGAACGGCGTCATCACCGCCGCCACGGACCACCCCGCGTATCAGCTGCTGCATGACGAGCCCAACGACTGGCAGACCAGCTACAAGTGGCGCGAGACGGCCCAGTCCCACGTGCTTGGCTGGGGCAATGGCTACACCGAGGTGGTTCGGGATGCGCGGGGCAATGCCGTCTCCCTGCAACGCCATTGCCCGTGGAACTGCAGCCCGGTGAAGCGCGGCAACCGCTGGCTATATGCCGTCACCGATGAGGATGGCTCACGCGCCGTTGCGACCGAGGACATGATCCACGTTCGTGCACTCGGCTCGCACGATCGCACCGGCGTCAGCGTGGTGCGCCAGCACGCCGAGACCATTGGTCTCGGGCTGGCGGCCCAGCGCTACGGCAAGGATTTCTTCGAGGGAGGCGGGCGCCCGACCGGGCTTGTCACCGTCAAGGACAGCTTGAACGCCGACAGCTGGAATCGCCTCAAGGAGACCTGGGCCAAGGCCGTGGCCAGTCTGCGCCAGTCCGAGAACAAGACGCTGATGCTCCCCGCACAGCTGGATTACAAGTCGATCACCATCGCGCCGGAGGACGCCCAGTTCCTCGAGACACGCAAGCTCAACCGCTCCGAGGTGGCCGGCATCTTCAACGTGCCAGCGCACATGATCAACGACCTGGACAAGGCCACCTTCTCGAACATCTCCGAGCAGGCCATCCAGTTCGTGCGGCACACGATGATGCCCTGGGTCATCAACTGGGAGCAGGAGATCAACCGCGCCATCTTCACGCCCACCGAGCGTCGGGCTGGCTACTACGCCAAGTTCAACCTCGCCGGGCTGCTGCGCGGCACCCCCACGGAGCGTGCCGAGTTCTATCACAAGGCCATCACCGATGGCTGGATGGATCGCAACGAAGTCCGCGCCCTGGAAGACATGAACCCACGCGATGGCCTCAGCGAGATGCTGATCAGCGTCAACGCCACCCCAGCCAGTCAGCTGGGCCAGTCACCCTCGCCCGAGGACTCCACATCATGAGTGAGACAGAAAAGCGCGCCCTGACGTGCGAGGTCCGCGCCGAAGCGGGCGAAGAAGGGCAGCCGTTGCGGATCATTGGTCACGGCGCCGTCTTCAACAAGCGCAGCGAAATGATCATGGGCATGTTCAAGGAGCAGATCGCCCCCGGTGCATTCGACAACGTGCTGGGCGATGACGTGCGCGCCCTGTTCAACCATGACCCCAACTTCGTGCTCGGCCGCACCCTCAGCAACACGCTGTCGCTGTCCGTGGATGAAGAGGGCCTGCGTTATGAGATCGACCCACCCGACACCCAGTCGGTGCGTGATCTGGTCATGGCGCCGCTGGCACGGGGCGACATCACCGGCTCCAGCTTCGCCTTCCGAGTCGCCCCCGATGGTGACGAGTGGGGCGAGGACGAGCACGGCGTCATCGTGCGCACCATCCACCGATTCAGCCGCCTGCTGGATGTGTCCCCTGTGACCTATCCGGCTTACCCCGATGCGGGCGCCGCCAAGCGGTCGCTCCAAGCTCGCTGCGATGAACTCCGAGAGATCACGCAGCGTGCCGTCAATCAGCGCCGCGCCCGCGAGCGCTTCCTTGAACTCATCAATGCCTGAGCCCGTGGAGGCTACATGAAACTCTCTGAACTGAAGCAGAAGTACGCGGCCGTCGCCAAGGACATGCGCAAGATGCATGAAGATGCCGGTGACACCGAATGGAAGGATGAGCAGCGCAGCCAGTGGCAGTCCATGAAGAGCGAGCTGGATGGCCTGCAGGACAAGATCGATCGCGAAGAAGCCCTGCGCGATGCAGATCAGCGCTTCGTGCGTGACAACGAAGAGGAGCTGCGCGGCCAGTCTCAGACGCCGGAAGCTGGGCAGTCCCAGGGCCCGAGTGTGGATGAGCAGCGTGCTGCGGCCTTTGATGCCTTCGTGCGTGAAGGCATGGGCAACATGAGCAAGGAGCAACGCGCGATCATGCGTGAGATGCGAGCTCAGGCAGCGGGCGAGAATGACAAGGGCGGCTACACCGTCCCGACCACCATGCTCAACCGCATCCATGAGTCCATGCAGGACTATGGCGGGCTGGCCTCGGTCGCCCAGATCCTGAATACCTCCGATGGCGCCACCATCGAATGGCCGGTGTCTGACGGTACCGGGGAAGAGGGCGAGCTGCTGGGCGAGAACACCGCCGCCAGTGAAAAGGATGTCGAGTTCGGCATCCAGAACCTCGGCGCCAAGAAGCTGAGCTCCAAGGTCATCCGTGTCTCCAACGAGCTGCTGCAGGACTCGGCCTTCGACATCGAGGGCTTCCTTGCCTCGCGCATCGGCTCCCGTATCGGTCGCGCCGAAGCCAAGTACCTGGTGAGCGGTACCGGTGCCGGCACTCCCCAGCAGCCCAAGGGCCTCGCCACCTCGGTCACTGGCACCGTGGCGGCAGCCGCTGCGGCCAGCCTGGACTGGAAAGACATCACCAAGCTGATCCACAGCATTGATCCGGCGTACCGTCGCGCGGCGAACTTCCGTCTGGGCTTCAACGACAACACCCTGCAGAAGATCACCGAGATGGAAGATGGCCAGGGTCGCCCGCTGTGGCTGCCGGCCGTCGCGGGCCTGGCGCCATCCACGGTACTCGGTCAGTCCTACTTCATTGATCAGGGCTTCGAAGACATGGCCGCGAGCAAGAAATTCATGTTCGCCGGTGACTTCCAGCAGTTCGTGATCCGTCGCATCAACTACATGACGCTCAAGCGCCTGGTCGAGCGCTATGCCGAATTCGACCAGACAGCCTTCCTCGCCTTTCACCGTTTCGATTGCGTGCTGCAGGACACCGCCGCCATCAAGGCGCTGACCGGCAAGGCAGCCTGATTCTCACCCACTACCTGACACAAGGGCCGCCATCGTGCGGCCCTTGCCTGTTGGGGCCAACCCCATGAGGCATGCCCATGCTCGAGCTGGACATCATCAAGCTGCACGTCCGGCCGGAGCCGGACTTCTCCGAGGACGATCAGCTCCTGGAGACCTATTCCAATGCGGCCCGTCGCGTCATTGAAGGACGCACGGGGCGCACGCTGTATGAAACCCACGACGCCATCCCGGCAGAAGGGGATGAGCACGCGCTGGTCATCGATGACGACATCACCACCGCCATGCTGCTGCTGATCGGCCACTGGTACGAGACTCGCGAAGCCGTGGTCATCGGCACCATCACCTCAGAGGTTCCCATGGCCGTGGGCGCCCTGGTCGATCACTACACCCATTACCACTTCGCATGAGGTGACTATGCGCGCCGGACAGCTTCGTCATCGCGTCACCCTGCTGGGTAGCCGCACCGGGCACCCGCCCAGCTGGCCCACCTTGCGTGAGGTCTGGGCCGAATTCGTGGAGCCCAAGAGTGCCGGGCGAGAAGAGCAGGCGGGTATCCGTGCCCCATCTTCCACGCTGGTGCGTATGCGGCCCCGCGCCGAGCTGGCGGCAGGCCAGATCATCCGTCGCCGCGATGGGGTGCTGTTCATCATCGAATCTCTCGACCCGGCACGCAGCATGGTCGAGATTGCCGCGCGTCGCCTGCAAGGCGTGGTGGCCGAGTATGAGCCGATGAGTGGTGAGGCCTATCCCATTCAGGCATGGCTGCACCGTCAGAACATCTTCATCGGCCAGGCCAATGAGGCCCGCAACGTGGTCGAGGTGCTGCAGCCGGAGCTGCGCTGGCCGTGGCCGGAACCCGGCGACAGGATTCACATCGCCGGCCTGGCGCTCGAGATCGAAGGCATCGTGGAAGGCAGTGATGACGGCATCAGCGTGCAGCTGTTCACCATCCCTCGCTGACAGGAGGCTACATGGCTCGCAAGCGCGGCCAGAATTCACGGCTGCCCAAGGGCGTGGCCATCGAGGGGCTGACCGAAAGCCTGGCGGAGTTCAAGGCGCTACCCGCGGCCACCCGCCGCGCGATGACCTCGGCCATCAATGAGCAGGCATCCGCGACCCGCAAGCAGCTCATCGATGACATCAGCGCCGATGGCAAGGTCAGGCCGACGGCGGTGCGTTCGCGCATCACGGTCGAGAAGGCCAGCAAGGATAAGCCCAGCGCCAGCCTCACGCTCAGCCGCTCACCGGTGCCATTCAAGTTCTGGCAGTACCGCACCGAGGTGGAGGATGGCACTGGTACCCGCGCCAGTATCTGGATTCGCAAGGGCGGCCAGCGCATGCGGGTCTATGGCTTCGTCAATCCCAAGGGCGGCAGCAAGACACCGCTGGTGCGCTACCGCAAGGGCAGCCAGCGTCGCCTCACCCGTGCCAACGGCTGGACCCTCAAGAACCACTGGAATCATCAGGTGAATGGCGAGCTGCGCAAGCAGGTCGCCTTCGACCTCCAGCAACGCTTCCTCGCTCGCCTGGCCAAGGAGAGAGCTACATGACGCCCATCACCCGCGTGATCGATGCCTTCGTTGCACAACTGGCGGCCATCTCGACGGCCAATGGCCATGCCACCGACATCGCGCATATCGAGACCGAGGCCATCCAGATCAACCTGCGCTCGGAGACCCCGCTACCACTGCTGCATGTCCGTCGCCTGGCCAGCAACGTGGAGGCCCGTGCCGGGCGGGGGACGCGCAAGGAATCGATCAGCCTTCAGATCGAGGCCTACCTCGACCTCAAGACGCATGGGCGTGCCGGTCAGGATGCGCTGCTCAATGATCTTTACAACGCCATCTATCCGGAGAGCCAGGTGCTGCTCGATGGGCTGGCGGTCACCATCACGACTGGTGAAGCCGAACTGGATGATGCGGAGCTGGGCAGCCGCATTCTTCCCATCTATCTGCCCGTGACCATCACCTACACCCGCACGAGGTAACTCATGGCTGACTTCAAAGACACAGGCCTGATCATGTCTGGCGACATCTTCATGGCCGAGGTGGATGCCGACGGCAAGTTCGGCGCCCTGAATGGCCCGATGAACGTGCCGTCCCTGAGCATCACGCCGACCAGCGTGAACCGCATTTCTCGCCCTTCCTTCCAGAAGGACAACTACGGCCAGGCGCTGGATGCCGTCAACCTGCCCAGCGATTCGGCCAGTGTCACCATCCAGTTCGATTCCATGCCGGCCAGCATGCTGGCGGAGACGCTTGGCGGCACGGCAGAGCTTGCCGATGCTGAAGCTGACAGCGTGACCGGTGAGGCGCTGACCCTGACGGAAGGGGCCTGGGCGGCGCTGCCGCATTCCTCGCTGGCCGCGGGCAGTGTCGTGGTCACCAAGGACGCTACCGATGTCACGGCTGACTGCGACATCAACCTGAGTGCCGGCCTCATCAAGGCGCGTACCGCTGCCGCGGCAGGCGATGTCACCGTGGATTACGACACCGAGGCGGTCACCGGCCATCGCGTAATGGGGGATACCGAGATCTCCAAGCCGCGTTACATCCTGGTGGATGGCATCAATCTCGCCACCGGCAAGCGTACCCGGGTCGAGATCTTCCGTGCCGTGTTGTCGGCGGACCAGGCCACCGAGCTGATGGGCACCGAGTTCATCACCGGGCAGCTGTCCGGCTCGCTGGTGGTGCCGCCGGGCAAGGGCGCCGCCTACACCGCCACCATGTACAGCTAACGGGAGCAAGCCATGACCGACAAGACTGCTACGGGCAAGACTGGCACTGAGTCCAAGCCCGGCACTGAGGCAAAGCCCACCGACTCGGTGAGCGTCAAGCTCAGGAAGGCGCACCGCCACGGCGGCAAGGAGTATGCCGCCGGCGACTCCCTCACCCTCGAGGTGCGCCAGCTGGATCGACTGAAGAAGGCGGGCAAGGTCTGAGCCTGCCTGCTGTGAGTTGCACCACCTAGCCCGCCATCTGGCGGGCTTTTTCATGTCCGGAGCACGACACGATGGCCAATCAGAGTGACATTCAGTTGCGCATTCAGGCTGCGGTCGATGGGCTGCAAGACATCGGCAAGCTGATGAGCGAGCTGGACAATCTCGGGCAGGATAGCAGCGAGGCCTCAGCCGAGGTCGAGCGCCTGTCTGAAGAAATGTCGGCCATCGGCCAGCAACAGAAGCTGGTCACCCAGATCAACAAGGTCGCGGCGGTCGTGGATGACGCCGGGACTGCCATGCGCGAAGCCGTGGACAAGGCTGACGGCTTGCAGGCCGCGTATGAGAATTCCGCCAATGGTGCGGACTCGCTGCAGCTGGCGACACAGCGGGCCGCGCAAGAGGCGGACGACGCCAAGGCGGCGCATGTCGCCCAGACTCAGACGCTGACCCAGCTGCAAACCAGCTACAAGGGCGCCCAGACCGCCACCACTGCCGCCCGTCAGGCATGGCGTGATGCCGCACAGCGTGTGCGTGACCTCAAGTCCGAGATCGGCCGGAGCGCCAACGCCACCGACGAGCAGCGCCAGGCATTGTCGCGGGCCAGTGGTGCCGTGGAGCAGGCGAAGGATGCCTACGATGCCCAGGCACAAAGCCTCAGCAGTCTGCGTGATGAGTTGCAGCAGCAGCGTGAAGCGACGGATGAGGCCAAGGAAGAGTGGCAGAACGCCAGTGCCAGTGCGGCCCAGCTGACTGCCGAGCTCAAGCCGGTCGAGCGTGAACTGAAGCAGCAGGAAAAGGCCCTCAACAAAGCCCGCGCGGCAGCCGACAAGGCGACCGCCGGTCATGAGGCTCAGGCCCAGAAGCTCACGCGCCTGCAGCAGGATGCCCACGCCGCGGGTGTGGACATCGACAACCTGGCCGATGAAGAACAGCGCCTGGCCCGCCAATCCCGTGAGCTGGAAGACGACGTGACCTCGCTGGCATCCGGCTTGCGTGAGACCGCCGCGGCCGCCCGCGAATCCGGAGAGGCAGCCGAGCGTAGCGAAAGCCGCTTCAAGAAAGCGGGTGCCTCACTCAAACAGTGGGCTGCCGGTGCTGCCGCCGCCACGGTGGCAGGGGCAGGGCTGGCCGTCGGCTGGGCCACGCGCTACACCGCTCAGCAGGCCGAGATGGCCCAGCAGCTGGATATCACGTCGCGCTCGCTGGGTATCTCCACTCAGGCGCTGCAGGGCTATCAGTACGCCTTTCAGCGTGCCGGTATCGATGCCGACAAGACCGGCAATATCTTCAAGGACACTGCCGACAAGATCGGTGACGCCTACCAGAACGGCGGCGGTGAGGCGCAGGACGCCCTCGATGCTCTTGGAATCAAGGCCGAGGAGCTGATCGAGCTGGCGCCAGACGAGATGATGTTGCGCCTGGCCGATGCCATGAAGGATCTGCCCCAAGCGGCTCAGGTCAACCTGCTGGAATCGCTGGCAGACGATGCCACACGCCTGCAGCCACTGCTTGCCAATAATGCCGCTGAACTCCGAGCTCTGACAGAAGAGGCCAGCGAGGTGGGGATGATCATGTCCCCCGAGCAGATCGCCAATCTGCAAGCGACCGATGCCGCCATCACCCGCCTACAAGGCCGACTACAAGGGTTGAGCAATCGCCTGATGGGCGAGCTGTCACCGGCGGTCAATCAGGTGTCCGCTGACTTCGAGAAGGCTCTGGCGGAAAACCCCGGGCTACTGGACGACCTTGCCACGGCCATCGGGGGTGTGATTCGCACCGGCGGTGAGTGGGCGCGGAGCTTCATAGAGCATCGCGATCAGATCGGCGGTGCCATGCAGTCGATCATTGATACCGGGCAATTCCTCGGTAACTCCCTCACGGCGGTCTTCCGTGGTGTGCAATCTGTTGTCGCGGGGCTGGTCGCTGCGGTCGCGGCAGCTTCCACCTGGGTGCTGGAGTTGACGGCTACTTCGGTCAGGGCGCTGGAGATGGTGGGGCTGGCATCCGAGGCTCAGGTGGCGCAGGCCAAGGCGCGCGCCGTGGCTGCCCGTGCCACCTTGAATGACTTGAACGCGGATGCAGTGCGCTATGCCCAGCAAGCTGCTGACGCCGCAAATGATGCCTTCAACGCCTTCGACAACAGCGATTCAGCCGCGCAGAAAGCCGCCAAGTCTGCTGCCAAGCAGGCCGCTGCCTCTGAGGCTGCGGCCATTGCCGCCAAGAAGCAGGCCGAGGAAGAAGAGAAGACTGCCAAGCAGGCAGCGGATGCGGCCGCCAAACGCCAGAAGGCACTGGAAAACGCTGCCACATCTCTCGGTACCTCGCTGGGCGAGCTGTCCAGTGGTATTGCAGACAGCGAGCAGGAAGCCCTCGATGCCTTCGCCACGCTGGCGGCCAGTGGTGAATTGAGCGCGGCGCAGCTGGCGACGGCCTTCGAGAAGGCGCAGGACAAGATCAAATCTGACAAGGGGATCGCCGCCCTCAAGGATCAGGTCGATGGGCTGGTGAATGACGGCGTGACCGGCGCGGATGCCCTTGCGACCAAGTGGAGGTCTGCCGGTGCCCGCCTGGCCAAGGACATGGGCACCACCCTGGAAGAGATTCGCACCGGTATCACCGAGGCGGAACGCTCGGCCATTGATGCCTTCACCAAGATTGCCTCTACCGGCGAGCTGTCCGCCAAGGAGCTGAGCCGAGCCTATGTCGGTGCCAAGGAGCAGATCAGCTCTGACGAGGGCATCAAGGCTTTCGGCGCGGTTCTCGATGGGCTGGTCAAGGATGGTGTGACCGGGGCTCGCACGCTCAAGGCGCAGTGGATCGAGGCGCAGGAAGCCACGGCCAAGGCAGCCCGGGACACGGGAGACAAGGCGCAGCAGGCCTCTGCCGACACGGCCAAGACGGTAGAGGCCTCTGTCACGCGCAGTGCCCAGACCATTGCCCAGCTGATGAGCAATGCCCTGCACGAGACGGAAGAGCAGATGCGGTCACTCAGTGAGGCCGCCTATCAGGCCTTCGCGGCTGATTGGGGCATCGACACCCAGGCCGAAGGCATCGAGGGCATGCAGGACCGTATTGCCGAGTTGGATCATGAAATCGGTGATCTTCGCGACAACTTCGCCACCCGTCTCGACTCCACCGGCTTCACAGCCTGGATGACGGACCTCGCCACCACGTCACGTCAGACCGAGATCGCCTTCCTCGAGCAGAAGATCGCCGTGGAATCGCTGACCGACCAGATCGAGGCAGGGCGGGCGCCAGCCAGTGCACTCTCGCAGGACATGGATGACCTCTCACGCCGCTTCGACCTGCTCGATGAGTCGGACCTTTCCGGCCTCGAAAGCTCCATCCAGTCGGTGCGCAGTCAGGTCGAGTCGCTGTCAGACAGCGTGAGTGACACCTTGGCCAGTCTGCGCTCGGAGCTCGCCAGCCTGCAGGGCGATAGCGCCCAGGTGGAGGCACTGCGCTATCAGCAGCAACAGGCCGAGCTTCAGGAAGCGCTCAACGCCGCCCGGGCATTGGGCGATTCTCAGACCATCAGCGCGGCACAGGAATCGCTGCGGCTGGCGGAACGCGCCCACGACCTGCGCCTTGAGGATATCCGCGCCCAGTCCGAGCAGGAGAAGCAGCAGGCCTTGGCCGATGAGGCTGAGCGTCAGCGCAACGTGCAGGAGGCCGAGGTCACCCAGCGCGAGAACAACCGTGACGCCCAGAACCGTACCAGCCAGCTCACCCAGTCAGTGCAGGCTCAGCGCCGCGTGGCGGTGGACCTCAACATCGCTGGCCAGCAGGTCACGCTGAACGGAGTGGATGAGAGCGAGGCCGAAGCTTTCCTTGATCGATTGACCCAAGCCTCACGCACGACGGCCCGCCGCTGATGGCGGGCGTTTCATTTCTATTGAGAGAACGCCATGGCGATCACCCTTGAGGGCATTGTTCTGCCCGATGACATCCAGTGGACCGATGAACTGGTGTCCCACAGTGTCGGCCAGGTGCAGACGCCCACGCTGACCGGGGCACTCATCATCGAGGAGTCTGCGCAGGCGGCAGGGCGTCCCATCACCCTCGCCAGTGGCAACGGGGCTTGGGTAACCCGTGCCACCGCGTTGGCCCTCATAGAGCTGGCGGCTACGCCACGGCCAGACGGCACGCCCATGACGCTCATCTGGGGCGATGGTCAAACCTTCGATTGCGTGTTCGATCGTGCCAGTGGTGAGGCGGTCACGGCCACCGAGGTCTATCGCCTCGCCGCTGGCGGCCAGGGTCCGGATCATCCATACCTGCTTAAGATAAAGCTTCTTTCGTATCGCTAGCTTCCCCATACCGTTGCATTGCTTTAAAATGATGGTATGAAATATAATAATATTTAAATAAATGCCATTGAGTGTACAGGGAAAGTAAAGGATATGTATCAGCGCCAAGTTATGATTTGTGACTTCTCCATGTATTCCACGGTGCATGGAATGAAAAATACTAGCGGCGCTACAGCCAAGTTTCCATCGCATATTAGTGTTACTGGTTTTTATGACATTGTGAAGTCTTTGTTTTCTATCAATAATACGAAAACATTGTATCAAAATAAAAGGCGAGAGCTTAGGATACAAGATATCAAGCAATTAGATGCTGGCTTCTGTATGTTAGTAAATTCTACCGTTGCTGATGGCGGGCATCATGTCTCCAGAGATTTCGTAACAGAAAGTAGGAGAGAATTGGATTACGAGGCTACTGAAGGCCCTGAAACTTCATCACATGTCATTTTTTTACCAAATGAAAATGATGATGCGGCAATTATGCTCTTGGAAAAAGGGTCTGGATTTCCAGTGCTAAGAGCAATTTCATTTTTCAATAGCCTCTTGAAAAGAGCTGTGCGGTCAGAACCTGAATCCTTTAAGGAAGATCACCCTCTGAAAGAGGTTGACGTCGATGGTCAACTTAAGAAATCTATATACGTCCCTAAGGTTGATATAACAGGGCATGTAAAGGAGTCTTTTTTTGAAGATATTGAAAATGGCACTGTTAGCAGTATTGAGCTTATATCAGATACACCAAGTATGGCTGGGGTAGATGTTCCAGATGCCTTTAAGTCATGGAGAGTACAAGTAGCAAAAGCTTCTAATCAAGAGCGTTACAAAGATTACCTTCCCGAAGTATTGGGTTTTGGAAGAGATTTCAAAATGGATCGTTTAAGAATCAAGTTCAAAGATTCGACAAATGCCACCCATACTAAAGAAATTGATGTAGATCAGAATGGGACAACACTTGATAATACATATATTTTGACAAAAAATATTGAGTTAACGACTCGGCCTCGTTCTTCATATACAGAAGCAAAGGACGAAACTATTAGGTTGATGTTGGAGTGTTATGAAGATGAAAAGCATTAATGGTATTCTATATCAGCTATCACGACCTATCTCATATGTTTTCATTCGCCATAATGATAAGTATCTTTATGACTGGGCATTACCTACTTTGCTAGCTCTTCTAGTACTGTCGAGCTTAGGATTCTGGGTTGACGATTGGGCGGCTACATTTAGATTGGTAGATGGTATTGCTGACTTTGTACAGTCACTGCCTGGTTTTTTTATAGCGGCATTAGCAGCTATTGCTACCTTTAATCGTGCGGATATAGATAAAACTATGGATGGAAGAGATCCTCCTTCAATTCATACTAGGATCAATAACAATATAATAGATGTTAAATTAACTCGGCGTAGGTTTTTATGCCTTTTATTTTCTTATTTGACTGTGGAAAGTTTCATTATCTCAATACTTGGTATTGCATCAGTAAGCATTGGTTTTTTAGATGAGAGTAATAACTTAGTTCATAGTATATATGTCACTTGGTTGTTTGTATCAGTTTTTGTTTTCTTGTCTTGCCAGATGTTAATTTCGACGCTGCATGGTCTTTACTATTTGGCAGAAAGGGTTCATTACTAACTCTTACAATTACTTTATGACGCCATGAAGCTTAAGCTTCATGGCGTTTTTTTTGAGGAAAGATAATGGCCGACAACACTATCCATAGCGGCGACATCCGCATCCTGCAGTCTGAGCGCATGACCGATAACGCCGATGGCGGTGGCCGGCTGACTGGCCGCCCCGTGACCGATGGCGCGAGCAATGACATCTTTGATGACATCTCTGATCTTGATCGCGCAGCGGGGCGCACCTCTCTGCGCAAGGTGGGTGCCGGCGTACTGACCGACAACACCGCCCAGTATTTCGGCGCGCACGCGATCATTGACCAGGTGCCGGCTGATCCGAATGTCAGCGTGGTGATGTTCGATACCGGCTCGCCATCTGATGAGCGTGCCGAGTCCCGCGATTATGTCGAGAGCTATGTGACCGCCGGCGCGACCTCGCGCATGACGCTGCTGGGCGATCAGCTGGCCGGCCAGCGCAGCATCATCACTTTCCAGATGCCAGAGGCTACGCTGCCCGATCTGGGCGATGTGCTGGCGCTGATGACCGAGCAGGGCGATGCCGCCGGCGAGGTCCAATATGTGCGCATCTCAGAGATCGACCACGAGATCAGAACGTTTGAGTATGAGAACGGCAGCAACGTGCAGACGTTCGAGCGTCGCGTGCTGACGCTGGGGCTATCCACCGCGCTGCGCCAGCGCGTCTATGGCGTGCAGCCCAAGCCTGGCACCCTCAACCCCGATACCGTGATCCGCGAAGGGCAGAGCACCGATGCCGCCCGTTACTATGGCGTCAGCACCCTGACCCAGCCGGCCACCTTCGGGGCCAATAGCGTCACCGTGGCCAGCACCTATGCGCCGCTTGTGCCGGCCACCACCACCGAGCAGGCGGTGACCGATGTGCAGGTGGGCGGCACGGCCACCATCAGTGTCAGCAGCGGTGGCTCGACCTTCGAGGTGGCGCAGATCGCCAGCACCACCCAGATCGCTATCGAGCTGAATAATCGTGGCTTCACCTATGTCAGCCGCCTGGACCCGCTGCCGGCACCTGGTAGCGTGGTGATCGCGTATCGCTCGCTGGGCAAGTGGTATGAGCTGCGCGACGATGACGCCAATGGCGATCTCAGCGGCAGCGGGGCGGGGCGCGTGGACTACGCCACCGGATCTGTCAGCGTGACGCTGGGCGGCCTGCCGGATGTCGGCAGTTCGGTGCTGTTCAGCTGGGGCACGCCGGCCCACTATGAGGACCGCGCCGGCCAGGCCACCATCGACAAACCCTGGATGACGTTCGTGCTCGATCACGCCGGCGTGATGCCTGGCAGCGTTACCGTGCGCTGGATCTCTGGCGGCAGCGAGAAGACGGCCACCGATGATGGCCTGGGGAGCCTCAGCGGCGCAGCCACCGGCCGCGTGGTCTATGGCTATGCCGACGGCAGTGGCGCGCCCCAGCCTGGCGAGGCGTATGTCGAGTTCAATGGCGATGCCTTCCCAGATGCCAGCACCCAGGTCGAGATCGAATATGACTACGGGGCACCGAAAACCGAGCAATTCCTGCCGTCTGCCAACGGGGCCGGCCTGGTCAGCCTCAGCATCAGCGATGCGCCGGTGCGTCCTGGTAGCGTCGCCATCACCTGGTCGGTGGTGCGCACCTGGTCGAGCAGCGAGAGCGAGTCGCGCAGCAGCCCGCGCACCGGCACCTGGGAGACTGTCGAGCAGAATGGCGGCGAGGCCGATGTCACCTACACCATCACCGATGATGGGCAGGGTGGTTTTAGTGGCGGCTGGGAGGGGAGCATTGACTACGCCACCGGCGCGGTGACTTTCGAGGTCGAGAAGATCCGCGAGGTCAGCGAGTGGGATGATGGCGACGCCACGCACCGCGAGTGGGGCAGCAAAGAAAAGCGCGACGTTTTCGAGAATGGTTCGAGCGTCTGGCTGACCAGCCAGCTGGACAGCGCCGCCCCGACCACCCACACCATCACCCAGGATCTCGCCCCGCTCGATGTCGAGCTGATGCCCCTGCTGCAAGATAGCGTCGTGCCTGGCACGCTGTCGTTCATCTTCCGAGGCGATACGTTCATCGACCGCCAGGGCAGTCTCTATCGCAGCGTGACCAGCAACGGGGCCGGCGTTCTCGCGGGCACCATCGACTATGGCACCGGCGATGCCCGCATCACTGACTGGCCGAGCGGCACCAGCGCCACCATCACCGTCAAAACCCTGGTGAGCACCTTCGGCACCTGGACGCTCGATGAGGCGTTTTTCCGCACGCCAGGCTCGCCGCTGCAGGTGGGTGGTCTGCTGATCCAGGCCACGACGCTCGACGGCCGCTCGATTACCGGCCAGGCGGCACTCTCTGGCGAGATCGAGGGTGACGAGATGTCAGGCAGCGTGAGCTTCGAGACGGGGGTGGTGCGCGTGACCTTCGGCAAGCTGGTCAGCAATGACAGCCTGAGCGCTGCCGAGCGCGCCGAATCCTGGTACGACGCCACGGCTGTGGATGACGCCGGCATGATCTGGCGGCCCACCCAGGTGATCCCGAGCACCGCCCGTTTCAATGCCGTCATTCTGACCACGCTGCCGCTCGAGGCTGAGCTGATCGGCATCGACCCTGTGCGCCTGCCTAGCGATGGCCGCGTGCCCATCTATCGCGCCGGCGGCGTGGTGGTGGTGCATCACACCGGCCGCGCCCCGTTCCCGCTGGGGATCGGTGGCGGCACCACGCTGGATGTTGGCCGCTCGCGGCTGGCCAGTCTGGTGGTGGAGGACGCCACCGGCGAGGAGGTGCCGGCCACCCAGTACAGTGCAGACCTCGACGCCGGCACCGTGCAGCTCGCCGCGCCTGACACGGCCACCCACCCCGAACCCTGGTACGCCCTGCACCGTGTCGAGGACATGCTGCTGGTGGGTGACGTGGATCTATCGGGGGCGCTGACGCTCAAGGGCAATCTGAGCCACGACTACCCCGCCGGCGATACGCTGGTCAGCGCCGCGATGGTGGCCGGCGATCTGCAAGCGCGCGTGGCTGACTTCTTCGATCTCTCGAGCTGGGATCGAGACTGGAGCAAAGACGACAACGATGGCGCAGATGGCACCCTGGCCGAGTACAACGTGACCACCTACCCGCCGATCATCACCAATCGCGGGGCCATCACTGAGGACTGGGCGCTGATCTTCACCAGCGCTACCAATTTCCGAATCATTGGCCGCACCGTGGGCGAGATCGGCGTGGGCAATATCAATGAGGACACGTCGCCTACCAACCCGAATCAGGGCGTACCCTATTGGACGCTCAAGGCGGGCGGCTTTGGGGCCGGCTGGGTGAATGGCAACGTGATTCGCTTCTCGACCATCGGCGCGAGCTTCCCCATGTGGCTGGCGCGCGTGATCCTGCAGGGGCCGGCCAGCGGCCAGCAAGACAGCTTTAGGCTGCAGATCCGTGGCAACGCCAACGCCTGACCGCATGCGGCTGGCGCAACCCTCTACCCCTATCCCTCAACCGCCCAGCCACTCGCTGGGCGGCCTTGTTTCTGGAGACGTTCAAGATGGCCGATTTTCCCGTGAAGTGGTTCAGCAGTGACATGGGCGGCAGTCCCGAGAATGGCGACCAATATGGCGCGCTGATCGAGCTGCTAAAAGCCTGCCTGGTGACCGGCTTCAATACCAAGCCTGTCGCCTCGCTGACGTATGACAGCGCCGCCCAGCAAGCCACCGCGAGCGTGGGCAGCGGCCACGGCTATCTCAAATGGCAGGTGATCGCCATCAGCGGCGCAGACCAGGCTGGCTACAATGGCGAGCATCGCGTGACTGCCATCGGCAGCGACTGGGTGCGCTTCGCGCTCGATACCGCACCCGCTGCCACTGAGGCGACCGGCGAGCTGGTCGAGATCAAGACGGCTCCCGTAGGTGGGTGGGAGATCGCAGCAGAGGATGCCGGCAATCATCGTGCAGTGTTCAAGCGTACCAGCGAGCGCGCCACCGAGGTGATGATGATGGTGGAGAATGGCACCTGGGGAGGGCATAGCAGCAACGCCGGCCGTCAGGCGCGCGTCAGCCTCATTGAAGAGATGACCGACATCGACACGTATACCGTGGCCGCGTCACGGCAATGGCCGTATTCCGCAAAGGAGACGACGCGAGACTGGGCATTGTTGGGGGATGGTCTGACGATGTTCTATCTCAACCGCTATGGCGGCCAGGGTAAGCACGGGGTATTCGTCTGGGGTGACATTAAGACGGTGCGCCCAGGCGATGCATATCATTGTGTGGTCGCGGGGCTGCAGGATGGCACATGGTCCTCAACCTCAGACACTTACGAGACTTATAGTGCGCTTCCCTACTTTGGCTCGACTGTTGAGATGAGTATCGCGCGCGCCTGGCATCAGCTGCCTGGTTCGGTGGGCTGGGCGCTGGAGGGTGTCGGGGATCGCATCGGTAGCCTGATCAGCTACCCGAATCCGCAGGACAATGGATTCTATGTGGCGCAGGGCGAGATGCTGGTCATTGAGTCAGGCGGCGTGCGTGGCTCGATGCCAGGGATGCTGCAGCCACTCCATACGGGGGCAGGGTACGACAAGGCAGTGATAGACAATCTGCCCCAGATGGATGGTGTGCCCGTCATGTTTCGCCTGGCGGCCAGTCGCGGGAATGCCGGCAAGGAGACGTTGATGGCGTGGCGTCTGGACCGCTGGCAGGAGGTATAAATGGCACTCACACACCATTACCCGCTAGATGGCGATCTAGTGGATGTTCTGGGCGGCTCTACCGCTCAGCAGGCGCTGGGTGACTGGACGCCGAGCCAGATGCTCGAGGCAGGCAGAGAGCTTGATCTGGCCGTGTCCGGTGCTAGCGCCTCATTCCCGATGGATCTGGTGGCACCTTGGACGCTCGAGGTCTGGATGCTGTCAGCAGGGGGCGGCGCGCGCCTTGACTTGGGAGATAGCGGCATCGCGTTGGAGACCGATGCGGATAGCCTCTGGCTTGTCATATCCGGCGAGCGCGTGCAAGCCCAGGGCTTTTATCCTGGCTACTATCACACCGTGTTTATCACGCATGACGGGGCAAGCATCGGCGTGGCGCTTGATGGGCGAGAAGGTATCGAGAGGCCGGCGGCTGCCATGCCACTCGAAACACTGACCATCTCTCAGGCTCTCGCGGCTGATCTGCGCGTGGTCGATGTTCGCGGGTATGACCAGGCGTTGACCAGGCCCGAGCAAGATCAGGCGGCCATGACCCTTGCGGTGCGCGACTTTCGCTCAAGCTGGGCGATTGGTGGGCTAGGCGGCGAGATCGCGGCGTATGACATGAGCATCGTGGCCGGTGGCAAAGTGGTCGATCAGGTCGGGGGCATTGATGCTGAGATCATCGGTGCGACGCCCACTACTTTGGGCGGCGTGCCGGCCATGGCGTTTGATGGTGAGGCCATGCTGCGAAGTGACAGCAACCCCGCCATGATCAAGACCAAAAACCACACCATTGCCATGCTCTATCGCATGGACGCTATCGGCCACGACGGCTTTTCCAATCTGGTCACGCTGGGCAGCCCTGGTGAGGACGTGGCCAGTAACTACTATTCGTGGCGCGTTGATGTATCTGCTCGCCTCTATACCTTTTACGAGGTGGGGGCAGGGGCCAACAATAACGCTTATCTCAATCACCGGCTGAAACGCGATGGCAAGCCGCATTTTCTTGTACTGCTGGTGGGTGATGGCGTTGTCAGTATTTATGAGGATGGGGTGCTGTCGGATAGCAATGCGGCGTTTGGCAATTCAGACTCTGAGGCCACGAAGGTCGCCATCGGTGCAAACCCTGACACCGGCACTGATGGATTTATTGGCGCAATTGGGGCGTTCACGTCCTATGACCGGCTGCTGACTGAGAGCGAGGTGCTTGCGCTAACGGCCCGTTTCGGCATGCTGGCAGAGGCCAGGGTGCCCAAGCAGTCGATGCGGCCACTCGCGCGCCCCAATCCGCAAGGGTATACCACCGCCGCCGTGCCGGCGCCCAATCCGTCCGCGATTGATAGCAGAGGCATGAGCGATCAGATGGTGGAGGCAACGGCAGGGGAAGACATGTCACACGTTGATCAAGTCGATGGCAGTGGTGCCAATGGCACGCCGACTGGCGGTGTCTCAGATCCGGCGCGCATGGGCGTCATCGCCGGCACCGTGCTGGACATCCAGGCCCAACCCGTCAGCCGGCGGGTGCGGGTGCATGAGCGCGCCACTGGCCGCATCGTGCGCGAGACGTGGAGCGATGCCGAGGGCAAATACCGCTTCACGGACCTAGACCCGCGCCGCGCGTTCTATGTGATGGCCTTCGATCACACCCTGCAGCAAAACGCTGTCGTGTCAGACAATGTGCATTCTGAGGTGGAGGACGCCCCGTGATCAGCTTCTCGACAAGCGTGAAAGATGCGCGCCTGGCGGCCATCGCCGGTGCGATAGATGCCGGCGATTCGCCGGCGTCATTCGTTGTGTACTCCGGCACCCGCCCATCACCTGGTGCTGCCGTCACCGATCAGGTGGCACTGGCCACGCTGGAGGTGCCCCAGCCATTCGCCGCCGATCTCTCTGGTGGCGTCCTGACGGGGGCAGCCTTCGAGGAGGTGATGGCCGATGCTGATGGCGAGGCCACCTGGGCGCGCCTGGTCGATGGCGAGGGTGCCTGGGTGATGGATCTGGATGTCGGCATCGAGGGATCAGGCGCTGACGTGACCATCAGCTCAACGACGATTTATCGAGGGATACTGACGCGGATCAGCCGCATGGTATTCGCTGAGGGCTAGGGGGCACCGTGAGAGAGATCAGGCTGCAGTTTGTCCAGGGTCTTGCGCCCTGGAATGCGCGAGCGCTCGAGCTGCGCCTGGGGGGTGATCCTGGTTTGCTGCTGCTGTTCGCCGGTGACTACGCACCGCCGGCGGGTGGCAATGTCGTGCTTGGCTTTGGCGGTGCCACTGAGGCGGTGGAGCTGCCGCGCGAGCTGGTGCTCGATGCCCAGCTGACGCCGCCATCCCTCGATGCTCGACTCGCCCAGGGTGGAGCCATCGAGATCGCGGCCAGCCTGGTGATGCCGGCCGCCACTGTGCGGGCGCAGCTCGATCTGATCCAGTCGCTAAGTCTGGAGGCGACCACGCCGCCGGTGATGGCAGAGATCCGGCTCGAGCATGGCATCGACATCTCGCTGGTGGCTACGCTGGGCGCGCCGGCGGTGGTCGATGTCGCGCTGACCCGCGAGATCAACGTCTTTCGTGGGCCATCAGATAGTGCCGGTGCCCGTTTCGAGAACGCGGTCCCGCTCGAGGCCCAGGGCAGCACGCGCTGGCAGCAGCCGGCTCGCCCCTATGGGGCCACCGCGTCAGGCTTCGAGCAGGGCGCAACGCTTGCGGCCAGCCAGGGCGGCCAGTGGTCGGCACGGCCCCGCACCGATGCCATCAGTGGCTCGCGGTGGGAGCAGGCCGAGCGCATCCTGGGCACCCTCAGCGGCAGTGCATGGCTGAGCTTGCCCCGCGCGGGCAGATCCTCGCGGCCGGTATGGGAGCAGGGGCAGGGCATCGCCGCTGCTCGCTCGAGCGGCTATCAGCACCCGCCCCGCAATGATGCCCGCCGGCGCTCGCGCTATGAGGAGGCCCGCACCCTCGAGCCGGTGACGATGGATGTGCCCTATCAGCAGGGGCGCACCACCGGCGACGATTGGCGCGTGCCCTGGGAGCAGGCCCGCCGGCCACCGCCTGGCATCGACTTGCCGCCAGATCCGCCTGAGACGCCGGTGCTCGAGCCGGTGGAGGGCACCACCACCCTGCAATTCTGCCACGCCATGCCGAGCGCCCCGTGGGTGCTGCAGTTCGGTCTGACGTGTGAGATACCCACCCCGACCATTCCCGTCAAAAGGCTCTATATCGTGCAAAACTCCGCGCGCCTGGTGCGCCTCTCCGATGGCCTGGAGCTGCCGGCCACCCAGATGACGCTCAGCATCGACGCTGACAGCTGGGCATGGTCATTCTCTGCCGGCCTGGCAGGGCGTGACGCTCAAGCGCTGGTGACTGGCACCGATGGCCAGCCGGTGGAGGTGATGGCCGAGATCAATGGCGAGCAGTGGCGGTGCCTGGTGGATGGCTGGCGACGCTCTGAGAGCTGGCAGAGCCATAGCGTGACCATCAGCGGCCGCTCGCTCGCGGCGTACCTGGGCGCGCCCTACGCCACCGCGCGCAGCTACACCGAGGACAGCCATGCCACTGCCTCGCAGCTCGCCCGTGCTGAGCTGCCAGAGGGCTGGTCACTGGATTGGCGCATGACTGACTGGGTGGTGCCCGCCGGCGCGTGGAGTTATGACAGCCTCGCGCCCATCGACGCCATCTCGCGGATCGCCCAGGCGGCCGGCGGCTATGTGCAGGCCCACCAGCAGGATCAGACCATCATCGTCGCGCCGCGCTTCGAGGCAGCGCCCTGGCGCTGGTCTGAGGCCGAGGTCGATCTGGCGGTGCCGCGCGACATCATCACCCAGCTGGGCAGCGATCAGCAGCCAGGTGATGCTCGCAATGCCGTCTGGCTCCATGGCGACACCGGCGGCATCCAGGCTCAGATCATCCGGCAGGGCACCGCCGGCGATCAGCTGGCACCCACCGTGGTGGATGCCCTGATCACCGATCAGGCACCGGCCCAGTCGCGTGGGATCGCTGAGCTGGCCGCTACCCTACGCCAGAGCACCGAGAGCCTGCAGATGCCCCTGGCGGCTTCTCTGGGCGGCCTGCTGCTGCCTGGCATGATGATCGAGTGCGATGGCTGGCGTGGTGTCTCGCGTGGCGTGAGCGTCAGCGCCAGCCTGCAGGGGCGTGCCCTGAACGTGCGCCAGTCTATCGAGCTGCAGAGATTCCATCTGTGATGGCGTCGTGTGGTATCAGTTCAAGCAAAGGAGGGGGATAGCATGGCCAATCCATATCGCCGCCTGCTGGCGTTGCTGCCGACCACGCCGCGCCAGGTGGGCGAGGTGATCAGCGTCAGCGGCTCGCGCGTTCGCGTGGATCTGGTAGGGGGCGGGGTGCGCACCTGCCAGGGCGATGCCCAGGTGGGTGGCATGGTCTACGTGGAGGGGGACCAGATCACTGGCGTGGCTCCGAGCCTGCCGGTGGTGACAATTGAAGTTTAAGTAATGTTGTTGTATTAGTGTCTGTTGAAATAAAAAATATCATCTTCACAAAGGATTTGGAGAGAGGGTATGCAAGGGACTGTTAAGTGGTTTAGCCTAGACAAAGGCTACGGGTTTATTACTTCTGACGACAAGCAAGATCATTACTTTAATGTGCAGGGCATTCAAGGTAGTGATTTACCGTCAATTGGAGATATAGTTGAGTTTAACTCTGCAAGAGGCCATAAAGGGCCTAGAGCCACTAGCGTTGTTATCATTGAAAAATCAAGACCAAGCGGAAAGGTTAGAGATGATAGAGTGGCATGCCCCGATTGTAAGAAAAAGGTAGTCCCTCGTTTAATTGTATACCGTGGTGAACCAGAAAGGTCAGTTTGCCCTTTCTGTGCGGCTCAAATATCTGATTTTAGATCTACAAGTGCTTTTGGAAGATTTCTAGGGGCCATTGGCTTCTTGCTACTTTTGTTTGTGTTGTTCAACTTAATGCGATGATATAGATCGGATGCAACCGAGATCTAGTAGTAGCTAGAAATGACGTGAGCTAGTAATGATGCTATATCATCGGTAAAGTAATAACTCTTACCGATGATATCAATTCATTAACATAAAATTAACGCTTAATCTTGTTGTCTCGCTTTTTATTTGGCCCTGTAAACATTACTCCTTCCCTGAAGTTATTAAATTCCATGCACATATAATGTAAGCTTTTGTCTAGAAAAGCTTGGTCCAAAATGGGTTGTATCCTTTCAGGGGATAAATGCTCTTTTTCTATCCTATTAAAAGAAAATGGGTTATCCTCTTGGAAGAAGCCATGGTGATCTATGACCAATATTCTTGATAGATTACCCTCGTTATTATAATTGATTACGTACTTAACTCTTTCAGTAAGCACTATCGTGTTGTAAGTAATAGTTCTCTTTTCTATTTCCGTAAATTTTGATCTTGTGTCTTTAAGGGGTTTAGTCTTGCATTTTAATAGACGAGTGCCGGTATTGATATATATTTCTCCACTATCATTTTTTATATTGTCATAAAGGTCGAAGTCTTCTTTGTTGATTGTTAGTTTGCTGTATTGTTTGGGTGATAAGCTCTTAGCATCATAAGGAGCAATAATTTGGGGTGGGTTAAAGGAACACACCTCCAAGAATAATTCATTGTTGAATACGATGTTCACGCTGTATATTGGGATATGGTTATTTTTATTGTTAACAAGGACTAGCTCATGCATGTGAGTAGATTTATAGCTTTCTAAGCGTGTAGAATAAAAGGCATGAACATCAAGCTTCTTTTTTTCGAAAAATAAATATATAGCAGTCACAGCTGCTAAGAAAACAACAGCAGCATTCACAAAGCTTGTGGCCTGAGAGAGATTTTCAAACAT